AGCGCCCGGCGGGGATTTTATCTTTTAATCGATCATGCGAATGAACGGCAGCAAAAAACCTCTTGCAGATCGCAAGAGGTTTTGGTGGAGCATTTGCGATCATATCCGAAAAATCTGCTCCCGGAGAATCCTCATTGAGCGTGTTTTCGAGGTCGATATAGGAGACTTGCTTGCCCCCCTTGATGTTATAAAAGATAATTACGCGGTCGTCGTAGAGATAGATGCAGTTAATAAATGCGTCGATGATATTGCGGCGAAATTCTGGATCGAAAAGGTCTCCGGTGCAGAATTTTTTAAGCCACGCCCGAACTTCGCTTTCGGTCAGGCGAATATCACTTGCAATACGCAGCTTGATCAAATCGCTTTCGGCGGCTGCTTTCTGCGCTTCGAGGCTTTCCATTTTTTCATAGATTCTTTTGTGCGCAGCCTTTGGCGCATCAATCAACGCATCCACCAGTTTATTCAGCTCGCGGTCAAGCTGGCGTATCTGTTTTTCGCATTCATCTATTTTGCTGCCCGAAAACTCATTGTCATATTGAGCGACGATGGCTTTAGCAACGTTCTCAATATGCTGCGGCGTAAGAACATACTGCACGGTTTGCTCGACAACGTACCATTCGATGAAATCCTTCTTTTCGTTTTTCTTTTTGCAGGTGTGGCGCTTTTTGCGATTTGCGCAGGCGTAATAGTAATATGTATCGCCGTTCTTGCCGCGCCCTGACTCGCCAACCATATGAGAGCCACACTTGCCGCAGAACGCCTTACCTTGCAGGAGATAATCCACCTCTGCCTTGTTGGCGGCAGGCGCATGCGCATTGGCCTTTACCACAGCCTGTGTGCGCTCAAACAAATCTGCATCAATCATCGGCTCCGCGAGATCAGGCACAACATCGCCCTTGTATTTATACTGGCCGATATAGGTTGTATTGGTAAGCACACGCGAGAAAGTGTTGTATGTCAACGCACCGCCGCGTGAACCGCGCACGCCGCGCCTGGTCAACTCGTCAATGATCTCCTTCATGGGCACGCCGGATGCATACTGCTCGAAAAGGAAACGCACGGTTGGCGCAGTTTTATCATCCACGCGGAGCTTTCCATCAATCAGCTTATAGCCATAGGGGATCGGGCCGCCGCAGTATTTGCCTTTGGCGATATTTTCACGCTGGCCGCGCTTGATTTTCTTTTTTAGGTCAAGCGAATAATACTCCGCCGAGGCTTCGAGCAGCGCTTCCAGCAGGATGGATTCGTCCCCCTCTCCCACGTTTTCCATGGCAGAAATCACGCGAATACCGTACTGTTTGAGCCTATGCTTATAAAGCGCGGAATCATAGCGATTGCGCGCAAAGCGATCCAGCTTCCAGACAATAACACACTCAAACTGTTTCTTGGCGGCATCGGCGATCATGCGCTGAAAATCCGGGCGCTCATCGGTCATGCCGGATGTAGCCCGGTCAATATACTCGCCAACAACATTTATATCATATCGTCTGGCATACTCATAGCAATCACGAAGCTGCCCCTCAATGGACTGCTCTGTCTGACTATGCGAAGAATAGCGGGCGTAAATGACAGCGTTCATCTTATCACCTTATATATAGCAATTAGCAATTACTTAGCATCTGACTTTTCTGCTTTTATATACCACGCTGGACGCTCTTTCATCTCTCTAATTCCATTTTTCGCACGAAATACAGTATACCCGTGTTCTTTTAGATATTTTGCCACTTTCTCATCGAAAAAATACAAACAACCGCCCTTTGCGGTTTTATCAATATATTCTTCGTGATGTGAAACCAGATACTTCAGCGCGTTTTCATAAGTTGGTCGCACTTTTCTATCTTTATCAATGTTGGCCATATCATAAAATTCTTGCTCGGATATCATCTTCATGCCATTACGCTGCGCTTCCAATACTGCCTTGGCAGACGGACGTTTTCCAACAACCAGCACATTTTCCTCTTGCTTTCCAGCAAGAATATGCTTTGCTTCCTTATGACTGACAGCCTTTAAATGTCCCGTGAATTTCGTTCTGGAAGGGCGCGGCGGTTGCTGCAAAGGCTTATTCTCAGCTGCACAACGCTGACCAATATCTTGCGGAATTCCAAGCTGTTTAAGGCTTTCCGAAGGAAGCGTGGAAAGCTGACGCTTTAATGAATCATACTCGACATCCGAAAGGATAGGGGCATCGACTACATAGTAGTACCAATAGGCCAATGCAATACGTGTAACAAGATCCTTTCCGGTTTCATAATTAGATTGCTCCTGCGTTCTGCCATTCTGATCAAGAAACCCTAAACCGATAGCCAGTCTTATCATATGTTTACACGGCTGCTTATTCTTCATGAAATCTACGCACGTACAATCTTGCAGTGTAACATGATAAACCTGGCCAGTTGACCCCTTGCATTGCGCGGAAGGGCCGCTTTCAGTACGGGCAAGCGCAAAAAGCGATACGGATTTTGCTCTTTTCACTCTTCCTTCATCAGGCAATGGCCAACTCCATACATCTTCCTTGTATTCCATGAAACACCGCTCCTTTGTATATGCTTGGCAACAATTGCCAATGAAAATAATGGAATAAAATGTTATAATTTCCAAGCCCATGCATGGACAAGTCAGATTAGGCGCCGATCTGAAATACGAGAAAGGGTGTCGTCCATGCGGAAAGTATACATTGAAGTACCTGAGCTGCCGACCGTTGCCAAGTTTGCATTGCTTGACCGACCGGGAACCATCTACATCAACCTTTCCTGCACAGTAACGAAAGGAATCGTTATGATCGTACCCAAGGAGAACACCCATGCACCCAACGCCTGATCTGGCCGGAAGCCCGCGCTTTATGCGTGGGCTTTTGCTTTTTCCGCCGACTGCTCCGCCTCATCCGCACGCTGACGAGCCAGCACGGATGCAGATTGATGGTTAATTTGCATGACGGGATTTTCCGAAAAATTCTGCAATGTCTTTATTGCTAACTGTTTCCCATTAAAGTTGAGAAGACGGTAAAGAGCAAGCAACTCGCTTTCGTCGGGAGTGGTTGCGGAAGTGCTTGCCCCAGGATCGCCAAGAAGTTCGGCGGCTGAACAAGAAAGTGCCGATGCAAGCAGCTCGATTGTAGCAATAGAAGGATTCTTTGTTAGCTTTTCGATATCGCTTAAAGCCGATTGCGATATACCAGCACGCTTGGCAACCTCGACCTGCGTTAGTCTCAGCTCTCTGCGTTTTTCTCTAATTCTTTTTCCCACTTCTGCCATGATGTATCACCTTGCTTTCGGAAGATATTTATATTTTATCAGAAAATATCGCTGAAAGCTATTGACAAATATATAATTTAGCGATATTATTATATCGGAACAGCGATATTTGCGGAGGTGATAGGATGACGAAGTTGCTTGCGCTTCGCCGCGAACGGAAAATGACGCAAGCCGAATTGGCCGAACGTATTGGCGTTTCGCAAGGCGTAATTAGCGATTATGAGCATGGACGAAAAATGCCACGCATTCCATCTCTTTTGAAACTATGCGCTGTTTTTGACATTTCCATGGATGAGCTACTTTCCGACGAAAGTGCAAAGGCGGTGTGAGGATGGAGAAAGTCAGGCCAACTGGGACGGTTCGCATGGGGACGAACACAGATTTTCAGGATTGGGTGAAGTTGCAGGAGGGCTGCGAGCTTCGCATGGCAGGCCAAGAAAGCGGAAAAAACGCCGTGTTTCAGGTTGTGCTTGGCTGCTTACAGTACATTGGCGATATCGTGGATGCAAAGCACAAAGCCCGGATCGTAATCGACTACGACCCGGACGCGCTGAATTGGGTGATGACGCTGTTTACAGACAAGGACGCACCCATTCCGAAGGGCATTCGATGAAATCTGAGATCGGCTCGGTAAAATTCCAATATACCTTTAGCATTTGCTTTCCGGGCACAACTTTAAGGCTATAGGCAGTTCTGTCGAGCTGGTTATAAATCTCATCAAAACGTTCGGAAGAAAGCGCAGTAAGATCGACCAAGAAAGTAAGAATTTTGCCATTTGGCAATTCATGCAGCATTGTTTCACCTCCCTTCCGGGAGAAATTATACCACACGATCAATGGAATGAAAATGCAAAGGCGGTGTGAGTTGTGAGCAATAACGCTGATTTCATACGCCCGCAGATCGACCCTGCTATGCAAAGGAAGCGGTTTTCTGACGCACAGATGCATGCCGATAAGGATTCTGGCGTAGCGGTCAACAGCCTATGGGTGAAATCCAAGTATCTGGTTGTTTTCCGCGAAATGCTCAACATGATTATGGAAAGCATTCAGCAAAACAAAGCGGCGCGAATCGTAGTGGAGTACGACCCGCGCCAAGAGAAGTTCTTCATCGGTACAGTTACAAAATACGATGAAGCAGACCGGAAGGAAGCTGCGACGCCAGACGGCTGAATGTGTCGGCATCCAGGAAAAGAACGAACTCATCCTGCTTGCCAGTTGGGCACAAGCCGGTCTCGGATTCATGTTCGAGCAGGGCATAGATGCTGTTGCGTTCTTCTTCCCCAAGAGAATGAAGATTGAGCGCAAATTTCAACAAAGGCATGATATCACCTCCCTTCCGGGAGAAATTATACCACACGATCAATGGAATGAAAATGCAAAGGCGGTGTGAGGATGGCTAAGCAAGAAAAGTATATCCAGGTTGGCGTAACGGCCATGCGCGATCCGGCAACGGGCGAATTTTTGCCTGCCGTGCCGCTGTACATCAAAGCAGAGGACGGCGCAGAAGCCGGGGAAGAAAAGCTGATTGAGGACATCGGCAAGCTGCTTGCCGAGCGCATGCGCCGCTACAAGGCCGCGTGCGCGGCCGCCGGAGTTGCTTCCTTCTGAGTTGGGAGGATGCGACCATGCCGCTGGTTGTAAGCGAGGAATGGGTGCGCGACTACTGCAAGCGCACGGGGCAGAAAGTGCCCGCAGAGCTTGAAAAAAACGCTGCCCGCCGCAGCAAATACGGCAATGAAAAGGTAACGATGGACGGCGAAACGCTGGACAGCAAGCACGAGGCGCGGATATACAACGATTTGCGCCTGCGCTGCCGGAGCGGCGAATTTAAGGGGCTGGCCCGTCAGGCAGCCTTTTACCTGCCGGGTGGGGTCAAGTACATGGCCGACTTTGTGACGCTGAATGCGGACGGCTCCTACACGGTGTACGACGCTAAAAGCGAGGCTACGCGCAGGGACAAGGTATACAGGCTGAAACGCAGACAAATGCGCGAATGCCTGGGGCTGGAAATAGAGGAAGTATAGCAGCCTGCGGCGGCAGATCGCCCGTTTTCCCCCCATTAACATGAAATGATCATGGACGATGGATGTGCCAAACGGAAAACGGGGCGGGTTTGATTCCCGCCCGCCGCGCAAGGGGAGACCAAATCAGAGCTACCCCTATACAACCCCACAAACGATTTAGGAGGCGCTGACAGCCGGGAAAAGACCGGCGACATACGACGGCTGGGCAGCGGGCGGATTTGCTGACGTTCGCCCGGATGGTTCAACTCCATCCCGTCGTTCCAATGTTCCGTAGGCCCTGGATCATATGCGGCGGCTCGCCATTCTGCGTGACGCGGGGTTCGATTCCACAAGCCTGATGGTTCGACTCCTGACGGCGCGCGGCGCAAAACCGCAGAATTTATTCAGAATACGGATGGGTTTTAGGATGGCCTTTAACGAAGCCTCCCAAGCTGCACGGCGACGATTGCGGTTGCGACGGCCAACCAAGAGGCAGTATTCTCCGTCAAGCGGTCCGGCATGGGCCGCCTTTGCGGCGGCTGGGTAGAGCGCAGGCTGATTTCCCTGCGCGGGCGGTTCAATCCCGCCCCGCCGCGCCACCGGTATGTGTACTTGGCATACTGGGCATTCCTCCGAGCCGCATGGCATGACATCCCCATGCGGCGGCGGGCATCGGCATGGGGGCTGCGATGCCCGCCAATTTGCCGGGTTAGCTCAACGGCAGAGCATCGGCCTTCCAAACCGAGGATACGGGTTCGACTCCCGCGCCTGGCTCCATTGCGGATATTGGTATATCCGTTGTAGCAGTATGCCGCGCCCGTCCGGCAAAAGGCGGGCGAAAGGGGGTACGCTGGAACGGATGCAGGAATATGCGCATGTAATTTTTGCTGCGCCCGTGCCTGGCGTATGCCCCATTTGCGCGATCAAGCATGCCGCCGATCAGCCGCACAACTGTGAAAGCGTTTACTACCGGATGCGCTTTCGCCGCCGTTACGGGCGGGGCGTAACCTGGCAGGACGCATGCGCGCACTGCACGGACAAAGTGCGGGAAACGGAGAGACGCAAGCATGGATCGCTGGATTAGCGTGTCAGAGCGCCTGCCTACGGCACAGGACGCGGACATGGGCGGCTGCGTGCTGGTGTGGCACATACACCAGGGCATGCTGGTGATGGGCTGGCATCAGGTGGATAAAAACCGCTTTTTCTCGCACTGGATGGCGCTGCCCGAACCGCCCGAAGCGTGGCAAACGCTGCGCACCGGCTGGGTGGATGGCGCAGGCCGCCGAACAGCGCAATAAGGGCAACAAAAAAAGGAGCTGCCTACCCTCGCAAAGTAATCAGCTCCAACGTGTAATGACAGCCAAATGCCTATCACACTGTTGTTATTATAACACAAAAAGCGTGTGATTGCAAGCATTTTGCCAGTATATAGCATCGGAGGAAAACGACGTGGAACAGATTGCAAAGCGCGCGGAAGCAGGGCTTACCGTGCTGGATGGACTGGCCATGCAGGCGCGCATGTTTACCGAAAACGTGACACTGAACATGCTCCAGCTTGGCCGAGTGTTTATTCAGGCCAAGGAGCTGGTGCAGCATGGGCAGTGGGAGAAGTGGGTGCGCGACAACAGCGGCATGAGCGAGCGCCAGGCGCAAACGCTGATGCAGGCTTACCGGCGCTTTGGTGAGCGCCCGGCCTTTCATGGCTTGGAAAAGAGCAAGCTGTTTAAGATGCTTGCGCTGCCGGACGGCACAGAAGAACAGTTTGTGCAGGAGCACGACGTAGCCGCCATGAGCAGCAGAGAGATCGAAGCCGCTGTGCGCAGGGCGCGGGAGGACGCGCAGGGTGAAATCGAAGCAGAACGCAGCCGCCGCATTGCCGCAGAGGAGCGCGCACAGGAGCTTGCCAACAGGCCGCCCGAAATTCCGGCCGACATCATGGACACGCTGCGGCAAAAGGATGCGGAAATCAGCCGCTACAGGGCTGAATGCGAGCGAGTTGCCAGCCTGAGCCGCGACGTGCTGGAGGAAAAAAACAGCCTGACGCGCGAGCTTTCCGCCGTCCAGCGGGAGCTGAAAGAGACCGAGGAAATGCTGCGGGAGAGCCAGGAGGGCTATGACCGGATGCAGACGGAGCTGCTGAACGCGCAAAGCACGCTTGCCAAGGGCGATGCGGAGCGCGTGATCAGCGAGCAGCTGACGGCGGAGGACTTTGCGGCAGCCGTGCGGCAGTTTATTGGGAGCGTGGCACAGATGCCCTTTATGGGCAAGACCTTTGCGGCCATGCAGCATAACGAGGTGCAGCAATACGACGAGCTGCTGTCCACTGTGGAGGATTGGGCGAAGCGCGCCAGAACGGCGCTTAATATGATTGATGGAGGTGCGATTGCATGACTAAAGACAGGCCCCACGAGCTGGCGCTGACGGACAGCGGGGCGCTTTCCCCCGAGCAGCAGGCGGCGCTTGGCGCGATTATCCAGCAGCTTATGACCCCGGTGATCGAGGCCATGGCGGGCATGATGCGGCGCAACAGCGAGGCGTTGGAGCGCCTTGCCGCCGCGCAGAAGGTGCAGAGCGACCGCATGGAAGCGCTGGAAAAGCAGATCAGGCTGAACACGCTGGTAACTGCCCAGCAGGTACGCTTCCTCAATGCGACCATCCGGGAGCGGGCGCGGGAGCTGCTGCTCAAGCGCGAGGTGGAGGATGCGGCGGCAGTAAAAAAGCTGGGCAACGCCATCCGGCGCGGCGTGCTGGTGCGCTACGGCGTGGGCGCGCTGCACGATATCCCCCGCCATGAATACCCGGTGGCCATCCATCTGATTGAATTGTGGAACGATGCGCTGGCCATCCGCGACTGCGCTAAGGAGGCACGGGGCAAGCATGAAAACCAAAACACGCCTGCTGCGGGCGCTTGACGGCCTGCGCGTGCGAATGGCGCGCAAGCGGTATCCCGCATGGGCAATCAATATGATCAGCGCGCTATGCGTGCAGATTTGGAGGAAGCTATGACGATTAACGAGTATCAGGAAAAGGCGCAGCGAACGAGCAGTACGAAAACGCCCACCCATAAGCTGACGAACGCCTGCCTTGGCCTTGCCGGGGAAACGGGCGAGGTGTGCGATTTGCTGAAAAAGGCGCTGTTTCAGGGGCATGAACTGGATGCAGACAAGCTGATTGAGGAAGCCGGGGATTGCGCCTGGTATTTGGCGGAGCTGGCGGCGGCGCTTGACGTAAGCCTTGAAACCATCCTTGACCGAAACATTGCCAAGCTCGAAAAGCGTTATCCTGACGGCTTTGACGCGGAGCGCAGCAGGCACAGGCCGGACGAGAATCAGGCGTAACGCCTCGAAATGAAGGGAGCATATCACCCATGAGCAAGGTAAACTTTGTGAATGAATTTAACTTGTTTATGCGATATGCGAGGAACAACGGACTTTCTTTGCGCGAACGTATGCTTTGGATTGCTTTATTTCACATCGCCAACGACAGGGCGATTTACAATGAGCAAACTCAAGAATACGACTGGCCGGAGGGGTTGTTTTTCGTATCGCATGGCGAGCTATATTCGTTCTGCTGCCTTGACAAGCGCTCCATTGAGACGCTGCGCAACAGCCTGAAACAGCGTGGGCTGATTGATTTTAAGCCCGGCAACAAGAACAAGAGCAATCCCGCCTACAAGATTAATTACCTGTCGCTCCATGTTGGGTGCAAAAATGTACCCAACGATGTATCCAGCAATGTACCCAACACATCCCCCAACAGTGTACCTAACAATGCGCCCAACAGTGTACCCAACGATGTACCCAGCGAACTCGCCATTATACGTAAATATAAATTAAATACAGGTGTAGGCGTAAATGATGAGAACGATACTGCTGCTACTGCTGCTGCGGCAAACGCCTGCGCGCACACACGCGAGGAAGCCGATGGGCTTTGCGCGGTAGATGCGACGGCAGCCGAGGATGCGGCGTGGCAGCGGGAGATCATACAGGCGGCACGGGATTGCGGGCTGCCGCTGCAACCGGCGCATATGCGGATTATCAAAGAGCTATGGGACGAATACAGCTGCTACTGGCTGATAGACGCGATCAACCGCTGCGCACGCAGGCCGAAGCAATCATGGGGATGCGTCGAGGGGATCTTGCAGAGCTGGCGGGCACAGGGCAGGCGCGATGCGGCAGACCCTTACTGCGAGGGCATGGAGGCGATATGAGCAAGGCTGAAAGCTACCTGCCGCCATCGCAGATTACCATCAAGAGCCTTGCATCGGTGTACCTGTGCAGCGGCATACGATCCACATGCTGGGATTGCGAGTGCGCAGACCATTGCGAGTATGGGCGCATCTTTTGCCAGATGCTGCGCCAGCGAGTGAAAAAGCAAAAGCATGGCTGGCGCGGGTATGAGCTGGCCGCCGCGCCGCTGATTGCAGCGCAGGAAAGGCACGACCGGGCAAAGAGCAGAAAACAGACGCAGCGCTGGATGCGCAGAAGGAATGAGGTACGGAAAGACCTGCGACAGGAGGAATGATCATGCTGACAAGGGACGAGGCGCGCGCCTACTTTGCGGCCTGCGGACTTAATTACAAGGATATTACGCTGCATGAGCTGCGATACCTTGAGATCGAGCTGAACGGAGAGTTTAACAAAATCTACAGAGAAGTGCTGGACGGGAAGCGGAAAAAGCCCCTGTACTGGGTACGGATGAACCATGCCAAGTATTTCAAGGGGCAGTACGACCCAGCGGACGACCATCTGATCCACGCGCATATGACAGCCCAGGGCACATATTTTAACGCCCGAAACGTGATTGACTTTTGCAGCAATGGGCATATCGAGTTTTGCTACGAGGCGGACGATATCAACACGCAGCCGGTGCTTGAGGCGTTTGTGACCTGGTGCGATTTGGTGAAAGAACGCAAGGAGGCAACCAATGGGCGCTAAGACCAAGATCGACTGGTGCGACAGCACATGGAACCCCGTAACCGGCTGCTTGCACGGCTGCGAATACTGCTATGCGCGGAGGATCGCGGAGCGATTTGGCGGGTGTTGGAGGCTCGACTTGCCGCCGGATACAAGTTGGCGTGGAAATGTTGGCGTGAGAGAGTTGATGGGAGATTATGCAAGACACAGCAACGGTAAATGCCATGTGTTGGACGAGCCGGAAATCGAGTGCGATGTGATTGATCCGCCGAGCGGATACCGTGGAAAGGTAAAACCGTATCCGTATTCATTCGACCCCACCTTCCACCGCTACAAGCTGGGCGAGCCGCAGCGCTGGAAGAAGCCGCGCAATATTTTTGTATGCTCAATGGCAGATCTGTTTGGCGACTGGGTGCCGGATGAGTGGATCGCGGAGGTGTTTAAGGCGTGCGAAGCCGCGCCGCAGCATCGGTATTTGTTCCTGACGAAAAACCCGGCGAGATTTGGCTCTATCAATGGATGGAACCATCGGTACAACAACGAGTACGCAAAGGACAATATGTGGTTTGGTACGACGATCACCCGGCAGCATGAGCTTAACCGCATGCTCAAGCTGCCTTATGGCAATGCGCATACATTTTTGTCCGTGGAACCGATATTGGAGCGCATAGACATTGACCACTATCTACCGGCATCAGATGCCCGCTGGCGTTGCTCATACTGTGGCCATTACGCAATTACCTACGCTAACCACTGCGGTTCCTGCAGCCGCATCGGCGGTTATTCCGGCTCCTTTCGCAAGCAGCCGGTAAACTGGATCATCCTGGGCGCTGAAAGCGGAAACCGCAAAGACAAGGTTGTGCCGAGGCGCGAGTGGATTGATAACATTGTTCAAATATGCGATGAGCACAACATCCCCGTGTTTATGAAAGAAAGCCTGCGCGGCCTAATGGGCAGTGAATTCCGACAGGAATTACCTTGGGAGGCGAAATTATAATTGACAAATCCTTGCGCATAGCTACGGCAGAACGCTTAGGTGATCTTATCGTAGTGCGTATGACGGGCGGCAGGGCTGGAAGTCCTTCCCGCCGATGGCTGCGACAATTACGATTCCAGAGGCGTGTGCAAGGGGCATGACAGAAAGGAGGATGGCAATGAACAGGCTGACAACGGATCATCCGCAGAACAATTTTGAAACCGTGATGAATCTGGTGTACGGCAAGGACGGCTGGCAGTATATCCGGCATGGCGAAACGGAGATGCGAACAACGGATTTTTGCCTGATGCTGTGCAAGGAACGCGGGTGCACGACACTTGAGCATCCGATGAACGACGAGGAAAAGGATGAATTTCTTTGTGATTGCGTGTTCAATGGTTGCCCGATTGCTACGATTTATGCCGCTTTGAGCGGATTCGGGCATGTACGCGCGAGGCTCAAGATGTACGAGGATGCAGGCATAATGCCGCCAAAGGATGCGGAGGTGGTGTAAATGAATTGGACAAGCAAACATCAGCGAATTATCGCAGATACAGCCGAAAGGCAGATCGTGCCCATTCCCGGCTTTGCATTTGGCTTTCCACACCCGGACGGAAGCGAAAAATGTAGACTGGTTATCGGCATCTTCTGGCTGAATTTCAGGATTCGCTTATTCTGCTTTAGGAGGCGACAGGTTCATGGGCGCACTCGGCAGTCTGTTTGATGGCAGCGGCGGCTTTCCGCTGGCTGGGGCGCGTGGAATGGGGCGCGACGCCGGGCAAGCAGTATATTCGGCTGCATATCACAAAAGTGAACGTAGAAAGGCGGAACAATGATTAAAAGCAGCAACAGCATTCCGTGCGCGGAATGCAGGCTTAATAGCATTTGCAGATACGCTGGCAGGCTGAAAGCCATGTGGAACAATGTGAAGCGTGCTTGCCTGGGTGCGGATACCCCCAAGCTGCCCGATGAGATTATGCTGACGATCACGGCGGAGTGCCATTGCCAGCACTTTGAAGCCAAAGAACAGGAGCGGGCGCAAGATGCTGAGTAAAATATTGATTTTTACGCTTGGCACATGGTTTGGAATGCTGATTGCGGCGCTGCTTGCAGCGGGCAAGGATTGACAACGACGATGGAGGAGGCAGAAGAATGCGGCTGATAGATGAGCAAGACGTGATCAACAGGATTGTTTCTGTCCGGCACAGGATCAGGAAGTATAAAGAACTGGGCAACGAAATCATTGGGTTTGCAGAACAGGTTTTGACCGACGTGCAGACAAGGGTGAACTGCTGCCCTACGACTATCCCGGAGTTTATCGACGTTTCAGAGGTTCCCCCAAAGTTTCCCTGTCTGGTGCTAACCAAGGACGAACCGCATTGCCCTGTCTGGTGCGAAGAGTTTGTGCGGAGGACTCACGGACAGACGAAGGAAGTCACCTACTATGACGGTTCCACACTGAGAATTAACCTGAGCGATGATTCTGCAACAGAGTGGATGAAGACTTTTGACTTCCAGGGGAAACGCATTACTCACTGGATGCCGGTTCGGCTCCCATGCATTGAGCTTGACAAGGGGGATGCGGAATGAACAGACAGGAGATCATCGAAGGATTAGAGCACTGCATCAAAAACGACCGGTATCCGGGCGGGGACTGCGCCAAGTGCCCGCTGTATCCGGCCAAGGGCGAAACCGACGCATGCGTGCGCTGCATTGACAACCTGATGCACAATGCCGCATGGTTATTGAGGCAGGACGCTCCCGAGCGCAACGCGCCCCTGGCGCTGGAGGACGCAGGCGCACTGCCGCGCATGGTATGGCTGGAGGTGCGGGGATCGCCGGGCAAGGCGCAGCCGAGCATCCTGGTGGATACCGGCAGGCCGATATGCCACCTGCAACTCTACGGGCGCTGGTACAACGAGTATGGGCGCACGTGGCGCATGTGGCCGCAGCAGCCAACAGCGGAGGAAATGGAAAATACGCCATGGGAGGATGAAGCATGCTGTACGAACTGATCAACCCAAGCGACGCTTATGTGTTTGAAGCCCAAACGGAGGAGGTTGCCGTGCTGACTGCATGGCTGCTCTCGCCATCCTATGGGGCGCGCGCCAAGGACGGTGAAACGTGCTTCGGGATACCGGGATTTATGGACGATCCCAAGGCGGAATTTGAGGCGCGCTATGGCAGAACCCCGGTAGAGGCCGTGATGGCGCTGCGGCTGGAAATTGCCGCCGCGATGGAAAGCATGATCCTGGGCAACTTCAAGGACTGGCCCCTGTACCAGGAGGCATACGGCGCGATTGAGGACGCTGAAAAGCGCCGGAATTTCAAGGCCCGCTGGCGGGAAAAGCGGACGAGCATGAACGATATTGGCAGCGAAGCGGAAAGAATATCGTGCGATTTGCGGAAGGGAGCGTAGCGTATGATGGGCGTTGTTCTGATTATTTTAGCCGTTGGGCTTGTTGGCTTTGCGGCGCTGACGATAACGGCGCGGGTGCTGGAACGTCTGCTGCCGCGCGTGGACCTGGAAACGGCGGCCGGCCGCAATACCTGCGTGTGCTGCGGCGCATATGTGCCGGGCGGGCAGGCAATATGCGCGGCCTGCTGGGAGCGGCATCACCCGATTGCGGAGCTGCCGCACTGCCGCAAATGCGGGCGCGTGCTGGTGGATGACGCGGAAGGAATTTGCCAGGTATGCCGCGAGCTTGAAGACATGGCGCAAAAGCGCGAACGTTTGCGCTTTTGACAGGGGAGCCGGAAGATGGAGAAGAAGATAATCCGGAATGCCGACATTGCCCTGCTGCGCGACGTGTTTTTCATTATGCAGGATATCCGGGCGCTGGAGGAAAGGCGCGCCTGGCAAAGGGATCGGATGAGCAACATCAGCCAGCACTTATCCTTTACAGGCGGAGGCGGCGAGCCCAAGGGACTGGACAGCGCGTATGCCGCGCTATCGGGGCTGGAAGAAGAACACAGCGAAAAGGTGCGCCAGTACAAGCGGGCGCTCAAGCAGGCGGAGAACATCGTTAACGGGATGGCAAGCCTGCGCATGCGCACGCTGGTGATGATGCTGTATGTGGAGGATATCCCGGCGCGGGAAGTACGGGAACGGCTGAACATGAGCCGCAGGCGCTTTGACGCCGCCGTTGAGGCGATCGAGCAGGCGGAGGATATGTCGCACGTGAGGTGGCGCGAGAACGCATTTAGCGAAGAATAAGAATATTTTTCAAAATGTGTTGAATGTGCAAGCCCTCTGTGCTAAAATGATAATATCGCAAGAGATGGGAAGCGGACAGTGATTTCGTGCCGATGAAAGTCAGCTAAAGCAGTCTTTCATCGGGAGCGTCATTTTCTTGTGAGCCTATGGCTCACGGGCAGAAAATGACAAAGGAAGCAGCCTGACGGCTGCTCCTCGCGCCGGCGGCATCGCCGCTCTCGTAGCTTCGCCAAGTCACCTGACTACCGATGCCGCGCAGATCAGGCGAAGCCTGCGCCGCCGCTGCGGATGAATAGCGCCGCCAAAGGCGGCTGAGGGCAGGCGATTTTGCAAATCGCCCCCCGAAACCCGCGCTTGCCGTAAGGCAGCAGCGCGGGGCGTAAAAAGTACGGTCTCAAAGCCGCCCGTCGCGCGCCTCAGTTCAGCAAGCGCTGATCGGACGCAAATTTACAACTCAAAAGCTCAAAAACCCCGGAAAATCAGCATTTTCCGGGGTTTTCTCATACCATTTTCGCCTGATTGCTTTTGAAGTTTTTCGCTGTTTTTGACCGTATGTGACCTCGGCTACTCTCTTCTTGCTGCCCCTGCCTTTTTGCCCCAATCGCTTTATTCTCGGCGAATTCAAGATATATTTCCATTAAATCCCCCGTTCTTAACAAAGATTTTAACCCATTCTCTTTATTATGGTAAAAGAACTGTAGGCTGACGAACATTCTGTGCACCATTGCCCTGCCCCTGGTGGGCAGTGCCGGAGGGTGGCTGTACTACCGCTATGTGGGCTGCACCACCGGCACCTGTGCCGTTACGTCCAGCCCGTGGCTCTCCACTGGCTTCGGCTGCGTCCTTGGGTCGCTGCTGTATACCGTCCTGCGGCCCGGTCGCGGCAAGAGACAGGACT